ACGTGCTGTTGAAAAAGACGACTTTTGTGGTACTTCATCTAAGCCGCTGCTTATATCAATATAGCTACTACTAGGTGGCGTTGAGTCGCCTATTAAAATAGAACCTGTTATTATTTTGCTATTAGTTAAGTAGTTAGCTAGTCCGTTAGGACCTATAACTGATACATCTTTACCTACACCTAAACTATTTCCATTAGTAGCTATACATTCTTTAATGTCAATTAGTTCTCCTGTTGTTAGCATGCTACTAACTTGTAAGTCTATATCTACATAAACGTCTACAAGCGTAGGCCTTGTAAATGACACTTCATAAGTTCTACCTTTTATATCAGCTACCGATATAGTTGGTAATTCACCATATATAGTAGTACCTACAGAAACATTATCAAAAATAATTTGTGCTATTTCATCATCTCTAGTAGACGTATTACCTTGTTGTTCTACTATGCACTCAACACTATGTGGTGGTCTACCTCTGCTGTCTTCAGCACTAGATCTATTTGTTAGTACGTCTACATAAGTAATAGGAATTTTGCTTTCGTCGTCATTAAGTTGCTCTAATGATTTTTTTATGCCTAGCACAGTTACACCTTCATTAGTAGCTATGTTTTCTTCTCTACGTATAAGTAACTCGTTATCTGTTTCTCTGTTCCTGCCTGGTGCAGCATCATTTGTATGTTCTACAAAAGCAATACCAAACGGCGGATTTTCCATAGTAGTAACAGTACCAGTAGCTGCTATTATTTTTCCTTTTCTTGTTGCTCTGAGTGTTATATTAGCATCACCATATTCATTAGGACTGTAGGTTCCTTCGTCTGAACCTAAGGTGTACTCTTGCGTAGTTATAAACTTAATGTCAGGATCTATTGTAGACGCTATAGTAAGCCCAGCTGGTATTACTAATCCTGGTGTACCAACTACTTTATAGTCAAATATATAAGAGTAACTTGCTTTTACTCTTTTTATATTGTTTATTGCTACTAAATCGTCTAGGCCAGAGTCAGACGCATGATATACACTACGTTGACTATACAAAACTTCAAACAAGTTCCATAAAGAATATATTCTGTCAGCAAAAGTAGCTTGTAATTGGCCGTAAACAGTTTCAGGCGCTACTACTGCTTCATCATCTATGTACAATATATCTTCTTTTATCTCGTTAAGTAGCACAGATAAAGGCTTCTTGTTAAAGCCATCTGGGGTTATACCATATGTCATATACTAAGCTCCTCTTCTATAGGTTTTACTATGCCCTTTATACTGGCAAACAGCTTAAAAGTTCTGCTTTTAAAATTTACTGAGACATTAAACTCTTCTATACGGTCTACACCAGGCGTTAATAATATAATGCGTCTAAGAATTGAAGAAACAGTACTAAGATTATATTTTTTTGTAAAAATGTATTCAAAATATGGGACACCTACAGTAGTATTAAGGAACCATTCACTTCTATAAGTCCTTAAACGCTGTATAACATGTTGCCTTATCTGATCACTGTCTGATACGCGTTTAATGTCACCTTTGTCTACAACTATATAACCGTCATTATTTATAGCTATGTCTCTTCTAACCATGATTAAAGAATTTCTCCTGTAGCAGCTGAAGAACCAGAACTAACACCAACAACATTTACTTCAGCGTTTGTTTTTATGTGTTCTACTATTTTTTCAGCGATTTTAGTCCAAGCGGCAGCCGCATCTGGCTGCGTTGAAGGATTTATATTCAATTCAGTCATTATAGAGCTAGCTAAAAGTCCAGCATTTAATGCCATGATTATACCTCCTTTATTCCGTCTAGTAATGTTTTTAATGCTGATATTGAAGCAGCTGTACTTAGAGGCATAGGACCCATTAAAGTAGCCACCGTAGTACTAGCTAAGTGCTCCATTAAAGAACTTATTAGATCAAGCAATTCATTAGTTTCGCCTGACATAGAAAATGTTCCCTCAGGTGTAACTTTAATACAAGATTTACCATTTACTATTAATATGTCTTTGTTGTTAACGACTTTATATGAAGCTCCAAATGGTAGTATACCAGGTATAAAGAAAGCGTCTGATAGTTCGTGGTGCCTGCTGCTAAACACTTCATATGTCTCACCTTTACCTGATAAGTAGCCATCTATAGATCTTGAAGTAAAACACAACATGCCTAAATCACCTTTTTTAATAGGTATATGTATATAAGCGCTACCTAAGTTACCGCTTTGTTGTTGTACAGGCACATTAAATACAAGATCAAGTTCTTCGTAAACCTTATCATCAGGTAATCGCTCGCTATAGCTATTTTCATATTGGTCGAAGTTTATTTTAGGTAATGGCTTTACAGTCGCTTTTTGTAAATTACTATCATACGTGTATACTTTACCTGGTATAGAAGTATAAGTATCAAGTAGCTTGTTTTCTATAGCTTTGTTTATAAGTTTTAGCAAGCTCATTATACAGCCTCAAAGCTCATATCAAAATTACCCTTATAATTATCACCTGTATACGTTATACTTCTAATAGTAAATATATCATCTATACTACTACTTATTAGTCTAATAGAACTACCTACAGTAACTAAAGGATTTATTTTAGCAACTGCTTTTATAGTTCCATCGAAAGCTAGCATAGGCGTACCTATTAAACCTGTAGAAGGTGCTATTTTAACAGCTTCAGTTGTGGCAGGCACGTCGTCTGGCATTACAGTTAAAGAACTACCATTTATATAAACTTTATAATTGTACTCACTTACTATAGAGCTAAGAATATCTATAGCTGTATGATGCGCAGTATAGCCATTTCTTAAACGCTTATTAAGCATAATTTCTTTAGTTTTCAATTTACTGTTTGTAGGAAAAATAAAGTCAGTAGAAATGCCTAACCTTTTTAAAACAGTTTTACAATCGTCTATAACTGTTTTTATTTTAGTGTCAGGTGCATAGCTTTTTAAGTACACCTTTTCTTCTAGCATATAAACCTTCAAAAGCGTCTATACTTACAACTGTGTTGCTACCTTCTCTATAATAGTTAATAGTTCTTACATCACCAAAAAATATAGTATCGCTATTAACAACGTAACCTACTTTAAGCAAGAGCTGTAAGTCTTCTGCAGCATTTATAGCATTAAAAGATTCTTTAGTCATATTATATATTTTTACAGAACATGTATTTTCTTCAACATTTGTGTCTTTAGAAACATTAAAACTTATTTTTAAATTAGTGTCTCTAACTACATTAGTAGTGTTGCCTTGGGTAGAAAAAGATAAAGCTGCACCATTTCTAGGCCCTATTGAAACAGAAACATCTCTTTTAAACAGCTTCATAACTATCCTTTGTAAGTATAATCATAGTCATAAACTAATCTATGTACTGTACCTAATGACTCATAAGTAGGGTCGTAATTTTCTTTAGACGTATTTGCTATATATATAACGCCATTAGGCAATCTTATATCGGTACAATTTATAAAAGGTGGTACCAAGTTTCTAAGTCTACACCCTTCAGCTATATTGTTTTTTGTGCTATCCTTTATAGATATGTACCAAGCCTTAATTCTGTAGTTATATTTTAATGTGAAGTAGTACTTAGTATTCTCTATAAGTATAGAGAACTCTAAGTAAGGACTATTAACATTATTTATAGGTATTTCTAATAAAGCCATAAAACCTCAATTTCCAAGTGACTCAACAGCGTCAGATATAAATTCAACAAACTGTGTAAAATAAGTTTTTTCTTTTTCTGTTACAGCTTTTTTTACTGCATCGCTTGGTTCTGTTAAACTTTTCGTTGTACTGGTACTTTTTCCAGCACTACTTATTTTATCTTTATCTATATCCTTAGGCTTGTATAGTTCAGACTCAGGCAAATCTGTTATTTCGCTACTAGCGAATATAACTTCTTTAAGAGCTATATTAAATTTCAGCATGCCTGTAGTGTCTGCGCTTTTTATATAATTTATCTCTGTTATGCTTAAGCTTTGTACTAGACCAAGGCCTATTTCTAATTCAGCTAAAACGTTATGTTGTAAAGCTATTAGTAAAAATTCTTTTACTTCTCTAACGTAAACATTTTCTTGCTCTTCTTCTTCGTCTATAACTTCGTTTTTAAACTTTTCAAATCTTTCAGCGTAATCAGCATAGCTTACAGGCCTTTCCGAAGTAACACATTCTAAGCGTACACTTATAGGCTCTATAACTGAGTTGTCTGAAATAGACTCACCACTTTCTATAGCACTACTTGTAACACTTTTCTTTAAAGTAATGCTTTCAGATAAAACAACATCTACTTCTAATTCTGAAAAAGGTTCGTTCATATCTTCTATGTCAAAAAGTCTTATTATTGACTTCTTTTCTTCTGTTAGTTCAGCTATTGCTGATGATAAGTCCATATTACTCCTT